ATTCTTTCTCCTTAGATGAGGTTATAATTAGTTTGATCTTCACGATCAAGGTGGATCTTTTTTAGTTTATCTAGCAGGTATCTAGTCTGCTGTGCTCTCTCCTCAGGTGATAAGTACTTGGTGCTCTCGCAGCTTATCCAGTACTTAGCAGTCTTTCTATGACCAAGGTGCTCAATGTACCCTGTCCGACTTTCAAATCCTGCAATCCTTAGAATGGTCGCCATATCATTTTTTAGTTTCTTGATCTTGCTACCGGCACAATACTTAGCTGCTCCCATTAAGGCCAGCATGGTCGTGATGTCCGCCCTGCCGTTCTTGATAGGGGCATTAACTACCTGATCTATACTACTAATAAGGTAGTCGTTATCAAGTAGATTTTTTAATTGAGGTTCTGTAATCATAGTCCCATATGGTAGCTGTATCTTTTTATGCGGCTTATGTCTAGGTGCTATGTCTACGCCGAGGTACTTTCCTAATTTGGATTTCTCTGAATGAGCAGTACCATCGACGTAATTTTTAATTGCTGTTTTTAATTCCGCTTCTGACATTTTGTCGATGCGGCTTCTCAATTCCTTCATTCTGCTCTCCGTTTAACTCTTTAATAAATGCGTCTATGTTTTCCCCTAACTTTTTGGCAGTCTGCCTTTGCTCATAGGTGCATCGCTTTGTTATGTTACAAAGTTTTAATATGGACGTCTTAAAATTTAAAAACGCTTTTGACTTAGAACATATCATTCCGAACCTTTCCTGCTCCCATTCGGAAGCTGTTAGTGTTCGGGACTCATCAGATAGAAGGCGGAAACAGGTTGCCCCTTCTGGTCCCATGTCACCACAGAACTCTGAGTCTTTTATTTTCACCTTGCCGCAACTAACGGTCAATGCGAATAAGATCACGTAAAGTATTTTTAAATTCATCTCTTGCCTTCTCCTTAGCAGCTTCGTCGCCGCTCCATACAGCATCTTCTAAGTCCTGTACTGCCTCTTCATATCTCTGCTGCTTCTCACCTTCTTGAAAGTCTATGCGAATAAACATTCCAACGATAGATGCCTCCTTCCAAAATGCTTTTGCCAAGTACTTAACTGCTTGAACAAAAAACCAATTGATAACTGGAAGCCCGAGGAAGGGCACCGCTGATATGATATTAGATATCACCACCGATACCACTTCCTCGAAGAAGAGAGAATATAATTCCTTCTCAGTGTCCACTATTTATCGCCCAACTTGAGGAAGTCGAACAAAGGAATACTGCGAAGAAAAGGTTTTAATACTTCGTAAAGTGCTGATGCACCACCACCGGAAATCAAAACTGCGATGATCGCTTGGCTCAAATTTGCATCGCCTATTAGCATTTGGAGTACACCATAACCAATAGATAGTAACGTGACAAGTAGTCGCTTATACTTAAAGTCGGTAACTTGCTTAATGACTTGAACTAAAATTAAAACGGCCAGAGAACCTTTCATTAAGCTCGATAAGTTTTCCCAATTGAGAACAAGCTCACCAAGTTTTTGAAGTGGATTTGCGTCTGGTACTCCCATTGATTGTGCAAAAGCTAGTGTTGCCATCATCATTAGTGTGGCGATAATAATTAAAAATCTCATGTTGAACCTCCCATGGTCTATTTATTTTACCAGGTATCCGTCCCTAGATCAAGTTAGTAAATTGCGCTAAGAACTCAGGCTGCGACTCGGTCGTAGGCTTTGACCACATTCCGCCCACCTCCATAAACCCTAATGATTTCAAGGCAGTCTCGAACCTCTCAGCTAGTCTATAATCGAATCCTCTATTAACATATCCAAGATCGGCAAGTCGCTTAAATAGATCAAGTATGTCGAAGTGCTCACCATCAAACACACACTTACTAATAGCTGTTTTTAATGGGTCTTCTTGAATCTTACCGTTAACTTCCTGTCCTAATAAATTAGAAGGCATATCCCAATACTCGTACCCATCACGATACCATGCGACTGCCTCCGCAAAAAGTTGATCTCTGATTCTTGATATCTCAACTGTATCAATTGATTGTAAATCTGACGGGCACACTATTGGCCAGAACCTTCTGATGCCCATGGCAGAATTTAAGTACTTACTTTCGTTGGTAGTGCCTACACAAACAAAGCCTCTTTTATTTTGCTTTGCTCTTTTCGCAAACAAGTCCCTAATGGTATCAACTGGATTAGAAAGAAATCCCTTAACCATTTCAGCAGGACGATTCACTAACCCTATTAGTTCGGGTAGCTCAACGATCACCGACTGATGCATCTTTCTCAATTCGTCGAGGTCTTCAAACGCTTTGTTCGATAGGGGCGCGTATGTATATTCTTTACCACCAATCACTTGAACTAGTGAGGACTTTCTAATGCCTTCGTGCCCTTCGATGACTAACATCGAGTCGAACTTACAACCGGCACATAAACCTCTTGCCGCGAGTGCAGTCCAGAAGTTCTTACCTACTCGTCTATGGTATGCAGTATCCTGAACTTTTAAAAAGTCTATAAAGAAAGTTTCAATTCTATGAACTCCATCCCATTGAAGACTCTTAAGATATCTTTCGTGAGGGTCGACTTTTCTATTCGCCATTAAAATATCAATGCCCCTCTGAACGGTAGACGCTCTAAACTTATCAAGTCCTAGACCGTGTGATGAACTTTGAATTAAAGGTATGAACCTGTTGGCCAGCTCAGTATCGGAGTATGACTCGTCATTAAAAATGTACATATTATTTCTAGTATCATAATACAAACTATTGATGTCGTAGAGTGCTCCAAGTAAAGCGGCTGCATTAGACTCTGAAGGTTCGACAACGTCTTCACCTTTTCTGTTAACATGAACAGGAACTTGTGCCCGAGCAAAGATTTCATCTCGAGTCCATGGGCTTTGTTCAGCGCTTGCACTATCAATCTTGATGGCCTCTCCTGATCTAGTCATTGCATCTTTTATAATACTAAAGATTGTACCCGGCCCGATACTTCCGTACTTGTCTGCACGATCTGCCATGTCGATTGCTAGCTTCTCGTCGCCATCTATATAGGACTTGTTCATTGTCCATTTAACTACTAAGTCCTCGAGTAATGCAGGGTCTTCAATACCTGCCTTGAGTGAGAATATCCCATCACGCCACTCATCTCTGGAGAGTGTTGTGTTAGATCGTACCCAATTTATCTTACTTTGAAGGTCTTCGATTTGCTCTGCTGTATAAGGTCGGTGAAGGTTTGCCACAGGATTATTCGCATTAGTCGATATACTCTGACCTTGAGTAATGTTACTGATGTATGCAAGGAAAACTACAGGAAGCTCTTCAATCTGACTAATATCTTTGTGGATAACATAGTAACCTTTAGTTGGTGGAGAACCTACCCATCCATTATACTTGAAGTCTACTCCTAGAACTGACTCGCCATTCTCTTGAGGGTGAGCAGGACAGGCAAAAGTTTCTAGGTCTATGCTGTCCGGTATTCTAAAGTAGAAGTGGTATCCTCCTGATGGAGTCTGCACCGTATATGTGTCGGGTATCCCGTACTCTTGACAAAAATTCTGCCACCACTGACGACCGTCATGCTGATGTGAAGGGCCTGCTACGTCTACGTCGACGATCAGAAGTCTGTTTTGTTTTGCCGGAACACCTATAGAATCCACTTTCTTTGAGATAAGTTCTCTTAGGCTGAAGGTATTGACTTCCCTCCCTCGATAGTCGTGAGATATTTTCGTCCCACTTATGAAGCGTATTGCTTTTAGATCGTGATACATAAGTCCGCCTAAATGAAACTGTACGATGTTTGTGATTGTGTAGCCGGAGTCGATATATCTCCAAGTAAACTAGAGTAGCTAGTACTCGGAGCATCGGTAACAACTTTGGCCTCTTCAATAGTAGTTTCTTCAACGGTAGACTCTTCATCCGACCCCTCTAAATATTTATCTGACACATACACCGCCAATAATGAGGCGTTCATTTTCTTTTCTAGTTGTGCGACTTCAACAATCAATCTTGAGAATCCTGAGTTCTTAGTCCAATCTAGCCACAAGAAATAATCGTTCTCGTCTTGCTTTCCATTATCTCTGAACGTCAAGCACATCCTGTTATACTCAAGTCCTTCCATGTATTCGACTTCAGTATCGTAGTACTCTTCAATCTTAGTGATAACGTCTTGGTATGGGAGAGTCTGTTCACCCTTCACACCTTCTGCCATCGAGTGATCGTACTCGCCACACTCTGCATTATCGCACACGTCTTCAAATGATGGAGTTCTTCTCATTATGATTTCTGAAGCAGGCTCTTTGATCGCTCTTGGTGGTTCGATCTTAGCAGGTTCTACTGCCGCTATGGTCTTCTTGTCGCCGATGTCATGTTTGCCTAAGTAGATATGCTCTAGCATTAGTACAAACTTTTCAAAAGGAAGTACTGCCATTGGTTTTTGTCTTACGCCTTTGGTGACTAGTACGGGTATATGATTAGGGTCTTCATCTCTAATTTCGTTGATCTTACTTATCGAGGCATAGGCTTGATAGTTTTTACACTGGATTCTAAAAATGTCTGTGCCGTTAAGATCGACGCCAACACAATTAGATGCTTGGTATTCAAGGTTTCTTTCCGCCTCTGGAAATATGTGCCCTAAAGCATTAGCAACATCCCTCTCAAATTGCTTACCTTTTTTAGTACCATTAACTTTTTTCTTCTTCTCTTCTTTGGACATAGCTCTCTCCTCTACTTTAAATATCTTAATCCGTTATCTAATCCAACTTTTATTACAACATCCCTCGCCCATGTAGGTCGATGTGCCATGAGATCGTCGAACTCTTGGTCACGTCCATGGTAAGATTCTGCCCACATTTCATCGTGTACACAGCAAAGGACTTCAAATCCTGCCTGCTCTACTCGCCACATTGCAGGGGCAAGTGCCTCACGGCTGATAGCGGACGTTACGTGCTCAGTTAGCTGGCCACCGTACACTTTAATATTTTTGACTGAACCTTGGTCATCTCCGACATAATAAACATTGTCTCTCCATACCTTTTTCTTTTCAATGTGCGGCACACCATTTCTGATTGTGATAGTCTCCATAATCTCTTCCTCACCACGGATAAAAGCCCCGTGATAGTAGAGTCGCCCACCGGAAGGTAAACGAATCTGAACGCCTCTTCTGCCCTGCATAGGGCCTACTGCAATCTTGCCATCACAAACAACAGAAGTTTCGCCGTAGATCGCCCTACGAAATGCTGCGTCAAGTGCGTTCCATAAATCAACGATTGGTTTGTTCTTCTTGCGATAAACTTTTATAACGTGCTTTGCCATTTCTGGAGTTAGGACGATGCCTGTTTTCTCGTACACGTCGGCCCTAAATTTTCTCCATCCCATGCCATAGCCTCCACCAAGTTCGACTGCCTTACCGACTTGTCTTTCCTCGGAGTCCTTACCGATCTGGTCTATTGGAATGTTATATATCGCCTCTGCCATTTCTTCGTAGACTAGTGGTGGTATCTCGCCCATGCCTGCAAGCCATCTTAAAAATGTTGGTTCGATCTTAGAGTAGTCACCACAGTAAAATCTATTTCCGTCTTGAGGTATCCACCATCGACGAATTAAATTTTTTATATACTTTAGTGGTTGCTTTAGTTGTGATCTAACCTCCAACAATTGCTCCGCCACATTGACAGCGTCGAGGTTAATTTTAGGTTCACCTTCTAATCTTTCTAGTCGAGGCATATTTTGTATTTGAACTCCATAGCCTGCCCACCTTTTTGTTTGGGCCTTGTGGTAAACCAGAAGGTTATATAGTCGACCTTTAAAAGTTTGATTAACTGCTACTTTAATTTTCGCTAATGAGTTGGAACCGGCAGTCTCTTTTATTTTTAATGCCTGTACTGCATGGTTCGGTTTCCCTTCTGACTCTAGTAGCATATCCCTTACGGTATCCTTTCTCATGTTTTTAATCGAGGGCCAGAACTGTTTAAAAAACTCTAGGCATTTTTGTGTAGACTTTACTGTGAAGTTTCCGCCTGTGAAGTAATGAAATTGTCTTAAATATTTTGGATACTCTTCGCTTAGTATGTCGTTGAGCACGTTGATTAATGGGACGTCAACACGTATGCCTTGAAGGTTTCGTCTGAACGTCCACTCCCATACCCATCGCTCACCAGATGGAAGTGCAGGACAACGATAGTAAATCTCTCGCAGTATCCTTGTGTCTAGTAGTCCGTATCTGATGAAGTGTTGCCACTCCTCTGCTGTTAGCTCAGGGAATTTACCCTTGCGATCAGGCTTACGTTGTTTAAGCATTATTCGTCGACCTTCCTTATCTTTCTCTAGTGGAAGGTCAAACATTTTTGCCGCTGACCCTAACGAACTTCCGGCCCTATAGTGGCAGGTTAGGGCCATACAGTCGTGGACTCTTTCTAATGGTATCTTATTGACGATGCCGCCCATCTTACCGATAAATGCGTGCATCCAAATCATGTAATCGAATATCACGTTGAAAGCTATGAAGTTAAAGTTCTCCGGATTTCTTGCAACTTCGATTAAGTCTTGAGGTAGTGGCCATCCTAATCGCCAGTATCTAAGCTCTCCATACTTTCCAAAAGCATAAGTGATAAGGGTCGCCTCTGTACTTTCGTGAAGTGCATATCGTATTGTGCCTACTTCCTTAAGGTCGAGGCGACTCCTAGTTTCAAAGTCGAAGAAGAAATCCATCATAGTGAACTCGGCTCAACTTTTTGATCTCTAAGATTCTTAGGTAGATCAGTTTCAGGATTCATTTTAACTTTACTATCTTTTAAAGGTGTCACTGACATAGGAGCTTTTGCACCATTCTTTTTAAGATCGTTTAAGTGTTCGGTGATACTTTCCAAGTCCATAATGATTAGCTGAAATTGCTTGCACGGATATGTTTTATTCATCCCATTGAATGAACTTATAAGTGTGGGAAGAATTTTTCTTCTACACTCCACTAGAAAGTCTTTGGTTTTCTCAGCGTGCTTTTTAAGTTTTTTCTCTTTTCGTCTTCTGAGTGTTCTTGAACTGAACATTAGTATCTCCTCTGAGAAAAGCCTATCTTTTTCATTAGATTGCTGTCCTCTTCAATTAGTTTTAGTGCTTCGTTAAGTCGTCCGTTAGAGTTCTCTCGAAGCCAGTTAAAATAATTATTCTGTTCGTGGAATAGTCTTAGTAAATACATCCCTTTGTACTTACCAAAAGGCACGACCATTCTAAGTGCCTCATCAATAGTCATTATCATCTGTCTTTTTGCCATAGTTACTTCCTTGTGAGTGAGGGCCGAAGCCCCCACAAATTACTACTAAACAAATGCTGACGACTGACTCTTAGATGCATTAAGGATTGAGTTAATCATGTCCATAATGTAAGGGTATGCCGCCGATAAGTGTTGATCTGAAAGCTCACCTAGTCTAACCGCAGGAGCGCCTGCCTTTTGAAGCTCTTGCTGCAATAGTGGTGCAATTTGTGCTTCAGGGTATCCTGCCTGCTGTAAACTTTGAAAGCCTTGTACGATGTTTTGAAGTGCAACATCGCGATTGAAGGCCGGTGCCGCTGCCGGTGCTGCCGCCGGTGATACTACGCCTTCCGGTGGTAGCGGATTATTTGATTGAGCAGCGCTCATCTGTGGAACTGGTGGCGGTTCTGGCAAATCACCACTTGAAGTATGAGCAGCAATCTTAGCTTCGATGTCTGCTTTAGTATCTTTACTACTTACTTCGACGCCTAATGCTTCCGCTTCTGCTTTCGCCTTCTGCTTCGGCGTTAGCTTATCGCCGCTTGTATCCTCTGCTCGAGTAGGTTCAGCGGCCCTATCTACCTGTGCAGTCGATGGGGTTTCAATCTTTGCGCTGACAGCAGTAGAACCTAAGCGTCCTACTACTTCAGAAAGATCGTTGATGTTTTTACATTCGATAGTTAATTTATACATTGGTTTCTCCTCTTATTGACCAAATGGATTAGCGTTAGTGTTAATGTTAGGCATCTGAACTTGTTGTCCACCACCAAATTGTCCTGCCGGTGCTTGAGGCGCAGGAGCTTGTCCACCAAACGGGCTAGGCTGCGGCTGTCCTTGTAGGACAGGGGCAGGAGCACCTTGACCAAACGGGTTAGGCTGCCCTTGCTGTGGAGGTGGGGTTTGTTGGGGAGTCGGTGCCGGTGCTTGGGGTTGACCACCAAACGGACTACCTTGTGGGGCAGGTGCTTGATGCTGTTGACCACCAAACGGGTCACTCGACGGTGATGCGGAAGGCGCTGGCCCTCCTTGGTTGACTAGGCCCATGTCAACTTGGAATTGTCCGAACACTTGGTTGGGGTCAACTTGAACTCCTCCACCACCTTCACGCTCACCACCTTCAAGAAGCATGACTGCATTAAAGTTTGTAGAAAGTCCTCGTTTTCCTGCTTTACCATCTTTAGTTGTACCGGACATATTGTAAAAACTAATATTAATTACACAGTTTCTACCTGAGTACACGTCTGCTTCATTAATGACAGGCTGTCTGTCTGGCCCTACCACTGGTGGCTGAAATTGAGTCGAAGCATTTATCCAATAGCACCCTTTAGTAAATTCGTGGTTAGGCTTTCCATCTTGGCGCACGTAAGTATCGTAGTCCTTGATTGGATTTACGAAATGTTGCCAAGGAATTGATGCGTGCAATTGATCTTTTGCAGTCGTTATAAACTGTCCTAGCTCTTGCATCACATGAGCGTTAGAGGTTTTAGGCCACACAAACATAATTTTGTATGCAGGCTTATACCCTTTCGCTGCGTCCTCCGGCGATGGCTGCTCGGGAGTGAGCACGTTTTGTGTAAAAAACATTCGCCCCTGAAGAGTGAACGTCTTACTAAAAAATTCTTTTTGTTGTTCTGGCGTCATTACTGCCCTCCTATTTGTTTAGCATATTGAGACATACTCTCAATAATTGATCTTGTTTTCTGGTCTACGACCTTTACTTCTTTCGTTATTTTTCTGATACAAAGTGGGTCTAATTTATTTTTGCCCAATTCCTTTTCAATTTCAGTGAGCGTTTTCAGCTTCACTTTTGATGGTACAGTTTTAACTGGATTGACCTGTGGAAAATGTTGCTTAATTAGTCTGCTTGCCTCTTCATCATTAACAGCATTGATGACTCTTCTACCGTAGTTCTCCACTAACTGTATGCCTTCGATCGCCTCACCGTTAATCAGTCTTTGCTTGAACTCCGAGTGTGCTTCGTTGACGACTTCATCTATTAATGGCTTAAGTGCCATGAGTTTTATGATCGCTTGATCTCGAGTAGTCTTCACTGCAATATCGGGCGGATTAAGATTAGAGTCAGCTAAAAACTTATCGAAGTTTTCAAGCGCTAACTTACGTGGTCTATCTGCAATGACGGGGCATTTAAGTGAAGGGTCATTAGTCCTTCTAGCTCTACACCAAAAACAGTGATTACCGTCGACGATTGGTGCGTTCGGGTCTTCACACTTATTGATTGACCTCTCTATTACGTATAGAAAGTCGATGAGTTCTTGAAAAGTATATGTATGCTCTTTGGCGTCCTCAACTATTCGTGGTTGATGAACTACCGCTGTGATTGGATAATCTTTGTTAGTAATTGGTAGGTGCTTTGCCACTCCTGCCGCATACACTTGTAGTTGTACTGTATTTGCCGATACGTTCTTACCCTTACCATACTTGAAGTCGATAACTGCCGCACCTTCTGAACCGATAACTAAACAGTCCGCCGTACCAAAACATCCTTTTTCTGGAAAGACAGGAACTCCACGTTCAAGCCCCCACCAAATAATTTTACCTAGTGCCGGATTTCTTAACCACCACTCAACAACGTCTGCATATAAGTTTGCACAATGCTCCATCTCCACGCCGTTATCCTCTAGCTGTGCAAGCTGTAGCGATAGATGATGTGGGATTGGAGTATTATAGAACCTTTGCCTTATTACTGCCTCACAATAGCTGTGTGCTAGTGTACCTTCCTCTGCATACTTCGATGATGTATTAGGTATCGGCTCTTCTAATCTTATGCTGGCCGGACAGCCAGTTTCTAGCCACCTTTCTGCTGCCGACGGAGAGTATTTAGAGTGCTCCGAAGGTCTAACGAAATTTATCAGGTCGTTGAAATTTCCTGTGTTCATTCTTGCTCTCCTCTTATAATTTGCTTAGTTTATATGTTTAATCTTTGCTTAAGCCACTTGGCCGTAGTCATAAGTTTTGGTATGGCCTGTTTTTTGTCGTCTACACTATCCAAGTAGATTATGGCTTCAAGGCAATCTGCTATAGTTTTTGCTATGTCTTTATCGTCACAAGCTGTAACGTAACCCCTAGAGCGACCTTCATCTCTTGCACTAAAGTTAAAGAAAATTCTACGTTCTTCTTCTCTTTGACCTTCATCTCTTTGCTGTTTTGACCACTTCGATGTTTGTTTTGTTATTAATAGTTTGCCTGTACTAAATTTTATCATAAATAGTCCTTCTTATTTTGTTTTCTTCGTTCTTAAAAATTCTAAATATTCCATCAATTTATTTTCTTCTTCTTTTGTTATTTTAATCCCTAGTTCGATTGTAGCAAATGCTGGCCCTGTAAATTGTTTTGATTCCTCAATATATCCTGCTTTTTCAAACATTGCTCTGTAATCAACCTTGTAAAGATCAGCTAACTTAAAAAGAAAATTTGGGCTTGGACTTTTAATTTTGTTGTTTTCAATTTGCGATAAATAGGCATTAGATATACCTGCAAACTCTTCAAATTGCCTTAGTGTGAAGCAGTTTAATTTTCTTAAAGACTTTAAATATTCGCCAAGTCTAATTGCCATCAATAGTTCCTTTTATTTTGTTTTCTTGGTTTCTTTGTTAGTATATTCTGGCTTTCTATTTGTTGGCAAAGCCAAAAACATTTCCATCCCATTATAAAGACCTCTATTATATTCGGTCATGCGCTGCAATTTTTGAGCATCTTTCATTTTTTCAATATCTCTTAAATTTTTTGCCAACCTGACCGAATGACTACTCACAAATAAACTCCTTCATTTCATATCAACGAACTGTATAAGTTTTGTCGTTGAGTTTGTACCTGTATTGCTTGGTTGATTCGTTGCTTCTCTAATTCGATTAGCATATCCTCGACTGCATTTGTTGCCTCTTGCTTACTGCGCACTAAATTAAGAACTCTTGAGTCGTTCTGACCACTAGTTAAAAAGAAATGGTTAGTCTCGTTTAACTGGCCCGATCTATATGTTCGTGCCATTGCCTGCCTTAATGTTGAATCTGTCCACGGGTATCCATGGTAAAGTGAATTATATGAGTTCTGCAAATTTAAACTTTCTGAACCACACTTATATGTCATGCCTAGTATTTGGTATCGACCTTCTTTAAAGTGATTGATGTTATCGTCACGTTCAGTCCTCTTCTCTTTACCTGTTATCTGTCTAGCACGACCTTTAAAGTGTGCCATCAATGCATCAAGCGGTCGTCGGTGCATTGTAAAAACTAGTAGCTGTGTTGTTGGATTGATTCTAATGAACTCATTAATCCATGAAAGCATATGCGGAGTTTTTGCCGCTGACAATCTTTCAACAATTGCCATGTATGCCTCTGGCTTCTCGATGTCCGCATCTCTTAATAGATCATCGTCGGGAAGTCCTAAGTTAATGTGATGCTCATGCGCTTTCGGTATATCAATACAGTCCGTAACTCTACGATAGTGAGTGAACCTCGTTAAAAGTTTTCCAAGTAGGTCGACGTTTGCTGCCCCTGACGGTGAACTTCTCTCTTCGTTAACTTTGCTGTGAGTTTTCCTGTCGTATTTTCTGAAGTTTTTCTTCTTGCGATCTGCATATGAATATTCCCATGCTTTAATTCTCTTAGGGTCTTGAAGTCTTTTCGATGCTTCGACTAAGTCCGGTGCCGTACACATGGCAAATGAAGTATAAAGTTCATGCGCACCATTAGGCATTGGCGTACCAGTAAGTAACATCATACGACCGTTCTTAAACGCATTACCGTGAGTACCTATAGTTTTAAATAGCTTGGCCAGCACACTGATGCGATCGGTTTCAGGACTTTTGAAAGCGTGCGACTCGTCAATTATGATGTATCTAACGTCGTGGTATTTACACGACTTAACAAAATGATGAATTGAAGAGATAGGGTAAATCAATGCCTTAGGTATTAGTGCCTTTACGTTTGTATTGATTTCTTGACGCCAAGTTATTACTGCCGACTTCGGGCAAAAGATTGCTACCTTAGGATTGTTTGCAAGTCCTGAAGCGATAAGGTCGTCGGTATGTTTTTGAGCGGCCCACAATGCGCCCAAAGTTTTACCTAGCCCCATACCGTGCCACGCAAGCGTGCCTATCATGCTGTTAGTTGCGCTAAAGTTCATCAGGTCAATCTGATGCGCTCTAGCTTTTAATGCTGTCTGTATCACTTGGTTTGCTCTCCGTGCCTGTGATAATTAAATGTGTGTTATTAAAATGGTAATGGCATCGCTCAAACTATGTCAAGCGATGCGAAGATTTATTTTTGATGCGCTTAAACAAGCCCTGTGAATCTGCTAACGTGGTCATTCATGGCCTTGTACGTGGCCGTTGAAGACGTTTCGCTAAAAGCCCCTATCTCATAGTTAATATTATGCTCAAAGTCCTTTAAAAGTGCATTTTTGAACTCCTCAATTGGTACTCCACTGAGATGGGCCATCTTTGGTACTTTACTCGGTGGCAACGAACAGAGTCCACGCTCTACGTTGGATATGAATTGCCCACTGTTATACCCTAAATGCTTTGCCATTTGTGGTTGTGACATACCACTTTTTAATCTAGCTATTTTCGATACCTGTGCGATATGCCTGAAAACTTTAGTCGTTTGCATTACCTACCTCCTGATAGACAAAGTTGATAATCTTGGTAACAAAATTGGTCGTAAAAATACATTGGTGCAATCTTGGAAGTCGTTGGTAAGTGACTTACACAATTAACCTCGTATGACTGCCTACTACACTCGTAGTTTCTCGACGTCTTTCTGCTTGTAGTTCGGTTGTTCTGTCCGCAACCAATTGCGAACAATACTAATAAAATTAATGTTAGTTTCATTTAAATAACTCCTCGTTGTCGTCTAATAGTATATTTAAAGTTAATGCTCTACATAGGTAAGTGAGTTCGTCTTGGCAAGGTTCGTCTATGAATAGTCCAGTTATAAACGTGGGCCGATTAGGTCTAATATCCCATACTTTCTTAAACGCTTGACCTAGATCATAACTTTGATTAGCTGTAAAATTGCAAAGGGTAGGCCCTCTACCTGCAGGATGGATAAAGTTAATAAATGCTTGCTTGACTTCCTTTCTAGTTATCTTTGACATCGAATGACTCCTTCGGCAATGGTGGTGGGTTATTGTCGTAGTGTTCACAGTCGTTGATACAATCTTTCGTATCGTCGAATATTGCTGCAAATATAAACGGTATTACTGCCAGTATGATTATGAATACAAATATTTTAAAAACAATCATCGTTTTAGCTCCTTGGTTAAAGTATCTATGATTATCTTACGTTGTTCAAAGCCCTCGACTCCGGCAACGTGTAACTTTTTAAGACTGTTAAGCACCTTATAAAGTATCTCAGTCCGCTTGGCTTCATTGGTGAGCAGTAGATCATTGTCTCTTTTAAGACTAGATATTTTAGCGTCTTTCTCTTTTAGTCTCTCGTCGAAACTTTCATTTAAGTCAATAACTCTGCTCTCCTCAAGTCGTCTAACCGTTTCCATATTGACCAGTGATACGCCACACTTTGCTCTCCATAGTGTAGACTTTGAAACGCCCGATACCTCGGACGCTTTATCAAGTGGCATTGTAATATTCCTGATCTTACTATTGATTAAGTCTGAAACTAACATTTTAGTATCTCTCCTCTTCAATGGCATCAATTTCATTAATTTCTGCCGTGACTTTCAGTAAGTGCTTGCTCATTTGCATGGCAAGATCCACCTCTCCCACATCCAAGTATAATTCCATTAAAAAACGAATGGCCTTAACTGCATTTAATAACTTTCTAAAGTGCTGTTCTGTAATTGTTGTTGGCATCTCTACTCTCCTCTTATTATTTTAAGTTTGCAGGTAATAATATTTTAATAGCTCCACGATCTCTTAGCTCTCGAAGCACGTCGACTATTTCCTGCCCTTTTATTTTCTCTGCTTTAATTGCCCTGTATAAGTCGCCTCTACTTGAGTATGGAAGCGAACCGTCTATGACTTCAATTTGCTCCGGCTTCAAACGCCTTTTGTGTCCGTTCATCAGAACGCATACGCCTGAATTAAAATATCTACTGTCGTAGATTGCTATTACTTGGCCCGCACGTAAATAGTCTTTATGCTCACTATCTATAACAAATACTCGCTGTCCAATTGATACTCGCATCTCTACTCTCCTCTCTTCTTGTATAAATCCTCTCGCCTCTCAGGTAAGCGAAACAAATAACTATTTATGTCTATCCCGATCATTAACATATTTCGTAGTAACCAAGCGCTAGGAACTCGCTCTCCTCGCTCCATACGTGTAACTGTAACTTGAGAGACTTTTAGCCTTTTTGCCATTTGATACTGTGTAACACCTAGGCTTCTACGTAGCTCTACAAGGTGTACTCCGACGTGATTATCCTTGGCATGAAGTCCTTTAATAACCTTCCAAGTTTTAGGCCCACACGTGTGGAGTACTTTGTTATTAGTCCACCATGTATGTTTGCCTTCCTCGTCGATGTGAAGTGTGCATATACCACCGTCTATCATTTTAGCTATTAACCTCTTTTGATTGATTAATACTTTATTATCATCCAAGGCATTTTGTACCTCTTGAATTGTTTTAAAATTGCTCATTGTTTTGCTCTCCTGTTGCTGTGGTTATTATGCTGATATGTACTCTGTGGATACATGACTCGATGTAAATGGTCAATGTTTATAAATGGCGTTTGTTTGTGTTTATGTACGGAAAATGCTTCCTGTATGTATAGTTATGTCTGGTGTATAGTTTAAACTGGAGGCAACTATACATGGAAACTAAATGAATCCACGGGTTTAGCGTGATTTTATGATATTTTGTCTATGTGATTACATATACTTATATATTTAATTTATATATAGTTTAAATATCGAAGTTCATACGCAATTTAGACATTATGCATATAAACAATATATGTACTATAATGCATAGTGTATATAATCCCCACAGAAATCACGTTTTTAAACTATACACGAATCGCGTTTGTAACTCGTGGAAATCTCGAAGCACAAAACGGCACGAATCACGCCAAGCCCTTGAAACAACTACGTTTTCATGTCTGGTTGCCTCCAGTTTAAACTATACACTAGAGGCAACTATACATAGCTAAACAACATTTATGTCCGAAACGCTCGAAACGTGCAGCCAGTCGGGGCATTGTCCTTGTTTATAAATGCGTTGTGTTTAGGTGGGCACGACGGGACACGCCGACACGCCTAGTCGCAACATCAATGAGAGTCGTTTAGTTTTTACGTGGTAGGGGGTCGATTTTCTCAATGCACACCCCGCCTTCCCCCTTTCCGATCGGGCGCGTGGACATAGGTACCATCCGTATTTAATATTTTACCACTCTCCATCCGTATAAACATATTGTATTTATAGTACCTGTATTGTTTAGTGTACGCATAATTTATAGTACCTGTATTGTTTAGTGTCCATGCTGCTGGTCTAATCCCTCCCTCATACGTGAAGACTTTAAGTACCTAGTGCCCGAAAAAATTTTTCAGAAATTTGTGGACGCCCTCTCATACCGCATTTACTATTAAGTGTGGTTTCAATTTGCTCTCCGGCAATTATCCACTGTCGGCAGGGCACTCCCTAATAGCTCTGTCGACACTATTAACTTTTCTCTTGCATTGATACCATAACTCGAAGTAACCTATATATTGTGAACGCGGAGAGTAAAACGATGACAACGACCTTGACAAAACAACAACGACTTTTTGTAGATAGCTATGCAGGTGACATAGTCGAAGCAATGCAGACTGCCGGATACCAAGGAAGCGAAACTTACCTTAGGCAGTATGGTTCGAGGCTGCTGGCCGACCCAAAAATTATGGAGTGCTTAAAAGATCGTTCACGTTTTATGACGAAGAGAAAATCTGTCATTGCTACTAGAGAACATCGTCAAGCATGGTGGACCGATATTATGTATAATCGTGACCCTCATTCAAAGCCTGCGAAGGACAAGCACGGAAATCCCCTACCAGAAGAGTTACAGCCTGACATTCCAATACAGCAAAGATTAAAAGCGTCTGAGCTACTAGGAAAGTCTGAGGGTGATTTTGTGGACCGACTTGAAATCGATTCAAATATTACACTCACACAAATTGTTATGAACTCCTACAAGAAGCCTGAAGAGGACGACGGGCGGACGCTTGAAGATATTGAGGCTGAGTACCGTAGAGTAAGAGATCATAAAAGGTTAGCCGAGGCCACCGAAGAGGAAGAAGAAAATCAAAGTGCGGATAGTCCGTACAGTTCATTAATATAGGAGAGCAAGAATGTTTGGAAGTTACAAATTGAATTCAAAAGGCGTTAAGGACGTTGATCGTTTTAAGACAGCAATGAGTAAAGCAATTTCAAGAGAGCTGGCCCATATGCCCGAAGGTAGAGAGAAGGCAATATTCAAAACTAAAATTGAAGAAGCTGTATTCTATGGAACTAAGGCAGTGGCATCTAAGATTGGAAACTTTGATGGTTCCTATACATATGCAGAGTATAATGCAGACGTTCCACCGCCGATTCCTGAGGAGGCAAAACTTTGACAATTGAAGCGCCTAATGTTCAGCGGTACCTAAATAAAGGTGCCGATCTTCAACCGTACCACATAATGAAATTGTGGAGAGCGAAGCCTATTATATTCGTCGAGGACGTGTTCGATGTTAAGTACGATACGTGGCAGGAGGATTACGTAAACCTCTACATGAATCACTCGAGGGTGGCAGCGGTTGCAAGTAAAGGGCCGGGTAAAACTTTTACGTTGGCAACAATTGGTTGGCACTTCTTCATATGTCGGCATCTTCCTAAGATGGCCGCTCTATCAATTACGAAAGATCACTTGAAGTCTAACCTATGGGCGGAGCTTAGAAGGCTTAGAGCTATGTCGGAGCTCATCAAAAGAACGGTTACTGATGGGGAGTCTAGGCTTACTAGAATTGGTCACGAAGGTTATTCATTCATAGATGCTAGATCGTTTCCAAAGTCGGCTGATGAAGGTCAGCAGGCATCATCTCTAGCAGGTCTTCACGCGGACAATGTTGCCTTCCTAATTGATGAGGCAGGTATGATTCCTGATGCTGTTATTAACACGGCAGATGCAGCACTATCTACTGGTAACGAAGGTGACAAATGCGCAAAGCTACTAATTACAGCTAACCCCGAGAAGCCTTCAGGAGTGGTGTACCGAGCTTACATGGGACACTCTAAGCAGGATTGGGCAGTACTAACAATATCCGGCGACCCTGACGACCCTAAGAGGGCGAAGCGTGTTGATAAGACATGGGCAGAAGAAATGATTGCGCAGTACGGGCGCGAAGACCCTTGGGTTATGATTAACGTCTTGGGGAAATATCCGAAAGTTGGTGTTGATACTTTGCTTTCAGATATAGAAGTTCGTGAAGCTCAGATGCGAGAAGTAGAAGATAAGAATATTAGTAATTCGCAAATGCGATTAGGTCTTGATGTAGCTCGAGGTGGTGTTGACAGAAGTTCATTCGCTAAGAGGAAAGGGCTTAAGGCGTACCCTATTGAGGTTATTGGTTCTGATGTAAACGGGCCGGGGCTTGCAGGTATGGTTGCTAACATTCATATGAACGATAGAGTGGAAAGGGTATTCGTTGATAATACCGGTGGCTTTGGTTCATCAGTTTTAGATTCATTAGATCAGATGCCACATATTGATGTGACTCCGATTCACTATAATTCCAAGGCACAAGATAAAAGATATTTTAATAAGCGTACTGAAATGTGGATGCGAATGCGTGATTGGGTTCAGAAGGGTGGATGCTTACCGAAAGACCCGATACTTGCGGAGGAGCTTTGCTCTGTCAAATTTTTTCTTCGAGGTGGTAAGATAAGGCTTGAGGAAAAAGAGCAAGTAAAAGCTAGATTAGGTCGAAGTCCCGATAGGGCAGACGCGTTGGCCCAAACATTTGCTGACGTGGAGCAGCCAAGTTTCTTTGCAGATTATGGTAATCAATCCTTTAGTCCTGATGACTTATCGGCCCAAGGATTTCAAAAACATATGCTTAAAAGAGGGCATAACTCTCATATATCAGATGAGTCTCAACTTGACCCGTATAACAATATGGGACATAATCATAAGTCATAGGAGGTCCTAATGGGTCTTAGAACTAGACAGTCCAGACAATCATCAGTGATTACGGGTGCCGTAAGTGGAGCCTCGGCGGGTGCAGTTGCAGGGCCATATGGAGCTTTAGCAGGTGGTATCATTGGCGCAGGTCTTGGTATCTATCAAGCTAATGAGCAAGATAAGGCTGCGAAGAAAGCGCAAAGAACTCGCCAAATACGTATAGAGCAGGCCATTGATACTGAGATGGGACTTAAGAAGCAATTAACTTCGATGTCTTCTAGGAGTATTGAGGCGGGCTCTCAAGGTGGGTCAATGGCAACTAGTCAATCAAATGGATTCATAGGTCAAAATATTAGTAATGTTCCTAGTTCGGCAGGAACTTTTTAAGAGGTATTCATGGCAACAGCTAAGAAAAAGAAACGTACAGTGAAAAGACAGAACGTAGCTAAATCAGCTGCGAAAGATAATGTAGCATCTGCAAATACCCAAGGGGCAGCAGGGCAAGTGGCTTCTGCCGAGAGTGCGGTCAATACGTCTGAAAGGACTACTCGATCGGCATCGGTCAATAGGCAACCAAGGACTAGGTCAGCCGCAGTCACTTCGCAACCACGGACGAAATCGGCAGCGGCCACTTCCCAACCATCAGCTACGGAAACGGGTGCAGGCACAGGACCAATGGCGCCAAAGCAGTCGCTAGGGCTTGTACCATTCTTTGAAGGTGCAAACGCTTTTGACCCTGAGATCGGGTACTTTCAAGTCCCTCCGGGCCGTAACCCTACGGATGTTCTTAACGAGCTTAAGATGAGAAGATCACAAGCTAAATAGGAGATAGTCGTGAGAAACGATATGACATACGCTGAGATAGATACGCTCAGGCTTCAAATGAGAAATGAGATGCAAGAGCATCTTCCTAAGTGGAGATTGCTATCGAGGTTTATAGCTCCTAAGAGACTTAAGGAAGATGGCTCACCGAGGATTGATGGTGCGAGAAAGACTAAAGATATTATCCGCAACACTGCCGGAAGATCACTTAGAACTTTCGTGTCAGGCATGATGGATGGGGCTACACCTAGAGATAGGTCGTGGTTCAATCAAGTTTCATCTGACCCTCGTAAAATGCAGATTCCAAAAGTTAAAAGTTTTTTAAAGCAATCTGAAATGATTATACAAAGTCACTTGCAGGTATCGAACTTCTATAGAGCTTTGATGTTGGCGTACAAAGACGTTGGTATATTTTCAAATGCAGCTTTTGCACAATTGCCTCACCCTAGATTTGGATTTTATTTTTATCCGTACACGATAGGCACTTACGCTTTCTCATGTGATCTTATGGGCAATACAAATATGTTTACAAGAACAACAACTATCACCGTTAGAGAAGTGGTGCAGAACTTTGCCAAGCTGAATGATGCTGGTCAGATACAGTGGGACACAATACCAAAAGCAATTAAATCTCTGTATGAAACTAGAAGGTTTCTTGATGAGGTTGAGATCGCTCAGGTTATTGTACCTAATCCTAATTACAATCCAGTATTTGCAAAGAAGTCAATCAATCCACTAGACATGAAGTTTCAAAGCTATACTTATGTACTGTCGATTGGTGGCCCTATGGCCGGTGTAAACTATCAAGGTCAAAGTGGTTTCAGACAGCAGCAAAGAACTTCTGGAAGTGTGAGTGAAAAAGATCCACAGTACCTTAAAATTTCTGGATATAATTATTTTCCGGTTATCACTCCTAGATGGGAAGTTGAGCCGGAAGGTAACTACGGAGTCGATGGGCCGGGCGAAATGGCAATCGACGATATTATGACTTTACAGGAGCAAGAGAAACTGCGAATGGAAGGTTCATATAAATTAGTAAGACCGCCTATGGTGGGTCATGCTGCTTTAAGAAGGTATCAGTCGTCGATACTCGCAGGAGGAATCACGTACCTTGATGATAGGTCTATGGAGATGGGATTTAAACCTGCCTTCCAAGTAGGGCCAGCACTAGCAGACTTAGTGGCAAATCAAGCCGAGGTAGAGTTCGCAATTCAATCTGCTTTCTTTGAAGACGTGTTTAAAATGATTTCAAGGAATGAAACTAAGTCGCACGTTTCAGTTGCAGAGATTAATGAAAGGTCAGCCGAGAAGATGGCGGTACTAGCTCCGATACTTGGGCAGTGGGACTTTGATCTTTCATCAAAAGTAATCAATAATTCGATGGACATACTGACTGAGCAAGGAAGGATGCCTGAGCGTCCGGCAGAGCTTGAGGGTGCAGATATACGTCCAGAATATACTTCAATATTAGCTCAAGCAGCTAAGTCCTCTCAGGTTAATACTAGAGAGCGCTATGCTAATTTTGTGTCATCATACGCACAGGCAATGGGCGACCCGTCACTTGCATCACTTGCAAACCATGAGAAGTTCTTAAGAGGATATGCAGATGACATCGGAGTTAATCCTGATGAGCTAGCAACCCCTGAGGAGTTTAAGGAATTGAGAGAAGGGATACAGCAAAGACAAGCAGAAGAAAGACAAATAGCACTAGCTCAACAGAGGGCGGAGTCGGCACAAAAAATGTCACAAACCCCATTGAACAATGGCTCGTTGTTGGATACGATAGCTTCGTAGGTTAGCTACGCCGGAGAGAACATGAGAGATGAAAACGTAAGATTGAACAATGCAATTAGGCACGTAATGACGACCACTAGCGGTCGTGAGTTCGTGTGGTCACTAATAGAATATTGTGGCCTATATCACGATATTTCTGGAGAGCCTAATCAAGTTAATCGAATGCTAGGTAAACGATCAGTCGCACTTTATATAATGGCAATTACAAATGACGTAGATGAATCACTTGTTATGAAAATGATACAAGAGTCACAGCTACGAGATAAAATGAAGGAGAAAGAACGTGAGCGAAAAGACAGAGACAACAGAGACAACGACTACTTCGAGCGGAACTACGGAGCCGACGTCAACGACAGAGGGGAACTCTACGACCTCCCAGACGACCTCGGAGCAAGAGGGCAGCACGAGTACGGAGCCGACCTTATCTAATCCAATTGCAGATGCAATCAAAGGCAAGGGCGATGAGGATACTACGGCTACTACTGAAGGCGATGAAGACCCTGCAGTTACTACTAAAGGTGATGAAGACCCTGCGGCGACTGCTACTGAGGAGCCTGAGAGTTACGACATTACTGTGGCAGATAATTCGCCGTTATCGGATGAAGACCTAGACCACATCGCCACTTTAGCAGGTGAGAAAGGTTGGACTAAAGAGCAAGCTGACGAGATGGTAGGTATATATGAAGAGTCTTACAAAAGAGGAATGGTTGCAGCTAATAGTCCGAGACTTAAATATTATGAAGATCAGAAAAACTTTTTTGATAAAGACCCTGCTTTTAATGGCGAAAATAAAGATGCTTCTTTTTTAGCGATTAAAACTGTAGTAGATAAGTTTGGTGACGACGAGATGGTTAAGCAACTATCTTCGCCGGAGATCGGGAACAACTACGCTCTGGCTAAACTGCTGAAATCAATAGGCGAATCGCTAATGGGAGACAATCCGTCAAGTGCAGGAAAAGGCTCGAGTACTCCAGTGAGCAACGATAGTGAATACACTCAGAGCTTAAAAAATCTTTATCCGCAATACTTTGACGAAAAAAGTGCTTGACTCGAAGTAGTTGCACGAATTAGCATATAAAAAGTTAGTTCAAGAAACGCCTATGAAGGAGTAGTAAATGGGAACTCTTAATGCACAATATCCAACTTATGCCGACCTGGCAGAAATACCAGAGTCAAAAAATGTCAAAGACGTAATAAATCTATTGGCACAATATAACCCTGTACTTTCAGACGCACCAGTGTTTGAGGCTAACGATGGTAACTCACACAAGACCACAGTCTTGACAGGTCTTCCGTCAGTTATCTGGAGTAGGTTATATAAAGGTGTTCCTGCTACAAAGGGACGTAGACAATCAGTAGTAGACACTATGGGTCAAATGAAATCAGCTTGCGAAGTTGATGCTGACTTAGTTGATGTTGCTGAAACAGCAGAAGAAAAAGCATCTATTCGTCTTGCGGAAGCAGAAGGGCATTTAGAGGCCATGGCACAGGAAGCAGCTAGATCAATTTTCTACGCTGACACAAAAACTGAGCCTGATAAATTTATGGGTTTATCTCCAAGATTTAGCGATCTTTCAGCAGAGAACGCTTCTCAGATCATTGATGGTGGTGGTGCAGGAAACGACAACACTTCAATTTGGATGATTACTTGGGATAGACAATCTTGCCACCTTTTAAGACCTAAAGGCGCACACCTTGGTGTTAAGAGAAAAGACGCAGGAAATGACTACTACGCAGAAGATGAAGACGGGAACAAGTATCATGCATATCGTGAAGACTTTGCATGGCACATGGGACTAACAGTTAGAAACTGGCAATACCTATCAAGAGTGGCAAACATTGATGTTAGTGATCTTGTGATTGACGCTTCAGCAGGAGCAGACATCGTGAACTTATTGACTGAGGCATACTATGCTCACAAAGGTCGTAGAGTTCAAAAAGGTAAAACAGTTATCTACGCTAATACAAACATCGTTAAGTATCTTGACTACCAAGTTAGATACAAGCCGAATCAAAACCTTTTCTTGACTTATGGTCAGCAAGGGCCAAACGCTAAAGAGGTATTGATGTTTAGAGGCGTTCCGATTCACGAATCGGATGCAATCCTAGATACAGAAGAAGCAGTGTCGTAAGTAATTACGGCACTTAAAAATAACTCTTAACGGTTTAACAGGAGCCTGAGATGCATTTAGATAATCAATCAATTTTTTCTGACGCGCAAACAATTGGTGCGTTGTCGGTAATCTCCACTAACGTACTCGACATGGGCGAGATGGCAGAAGTGGCGTATAATTCAAAAGGTGGACCTCGTCAACAACTTAGTCGTAGACTAGGTGTAGGCATGAAGGTTCCTTTACTTGTTCAAGTTGTAGAGCAATTTACAAATAATACTGAGCTTTCAGTTATTATGGAGCAAGACGATGATGAGGCTTTCGGAGCAGCGGAGCAAGTTGTTGAAGTAAAGATCGACGCTGTTGCAAAGCTATTTGAAGGTTTTATCTTCCCTATGGACAAGTTCCCTAGAGAAATTACAAAAAGGTACATCAGGCTAAGATACGTAGCTGACGCGGTTCCCGCCACTGGCAAGATCACAGCAGGTGTTGTAACAGCGGTTGACGGAGCGTACCAAGGATAATATTTTAGGAGAGTGATATGCACAAGCAAAAAGTGTCTGTGAGCGTGCAGGCTATTGAAATGGGACAACATGGTGGAGTGTTAAGGCACCCTACCCAAAAATTTACTTATAACGGACTAATCATTAATGGTCGTTTCCCTCGTTGGGTTAAATGCCTTGATGAAGAGTTCAAGTCTGAGTTCAGCAAGCTGGACAAAGAAGATCAAGAGGCGCACCTAAGCCAAGAGCCTGCTAAAGAGCTTAAGGCTGAGAATCAGCTTGATTTAGCAAAACTTAAGGCGCAAGCTAAGGCGGAAGCTAAGGCTGAGCTAGAGGCTGAGCTAGAGGCTGACAGAGAGTCCATGAAAGCAGAGCTAAGAAAAGAGCTTGAGGCTGAAATGGCGGCTATCGCCGATGCTCATAATGGTGATCAGGGCGAGCCCTCAGATCAACCACAAAATAGTGCTCCAAGCAGTTTAGTATAAATACATCTTTGAACAGGGGGTCTTACTATGATGTTGAAAACCGACATTGCAAACAAGGCCCTCGGTCACTTAGGAATAACTTCTCGATTAACAGATTTAGAGACTGATATATCTAACGAAGGTAGAGTTCTTAGATCGTTCATGCGTGATGCAATCGACTACGTGTTAGAGCAGCATTACTGGACATTCGCTACAAGAACAGCAGTACTCGCTAAACATTCTGACGACCCCGAAAATAATTTTAGATTCGCCTATTATATGCCAGTGAACTCTCTTGTGATTCGAGAGGTTGCCTGCGATGGTAACTTTCTTAACCCTAGATATGAACATTATCACGATCAGATTCCACAATTCGAGGAAAGAAACTTGGGGAACTCTAACGTAATATTCACTAGCGTTGAAAATGCTCATGCTAAATATACAGAAAGGTTGAGCGATAATTTAAGTTTTAAATCGTACTTCGGTAGGGGAGTTGCCGGAAGACTAGCACTCGAAGCTGGCCCTGCACTTATAGCTCACAACTGGCCAAAGGTTATGAATGTAATTACTACTAGAGCTAATAACGAAATCAGTGCAGCCATTGCAGAGGACATTGCTAGAAGCCCTCAGAAAAGATATCCAGAACCTCCCACAGTGAGAGTGAGGTATCGGTAATGTCATCAGGAAAACAAACTAATTTTTCATTCGGTGAGATATCATCTCTTCAAAAATATAATTCTGATAATGTTTCATACCAGAACGCGGTAGAGAAAGCATATAATATGCATACTAGACGAACCGGAGGCTTATCTAATAGGGCCGGAACAAAGCTCGAGTATGTAGTTGCTAAGCTATTCGATGACAATGCTAATGGGAATCCAATGCCTGATGGATTTGATGATTTTCTTGGAGAAGGTCAGGCCATGCCCATTAGATCATTTGGATTATTCTCTCAATTCGCAGGTCCATTCATTGTCACTATTATTCGTGACCCTGACAATCCCACTGAGTATGCTATATTCGGGTATAGAGAAGGTGCAGGGGATGTTAATAATGAGCTAGGAGGGATAGTACTGACCGACCCATTTGATCTTGAGAGAATGCAAGTTCACTATTTTAAAGGGTACTATGTATTCACACCTTCGGTAACTATTGACAGTTTAAGTGGTGATTTCGTTCAGCAAGGTAGTACGGGTCTTTTCTGTTTAAGAGAGCTTGATCTACTGAGTTTAGTTGCATCATCGGGGCTAGTGTACAATAGGTTCACCCTGTTTAAAAAAGAAATCCCAACATACGAAGAAAGAGTTGCAAACAATAACATTCAATTAATATGTCGTCCTCGAGTTGATGGTACCCCTCCTGCGTATCCAGTTTCGTATTTAGTTACGGCGGTTACTCGAGATGGGATTGAGTTTCCTATAGCACTTAATGGTACTATAGAAGCCGTCCCCGGAATTTTATCTGGAGCAGACGATGGTACGTTCAGATACCCGATCACATATGGCAGTACAGCGATTAGGAATA